AGAGTTTGAAAGAGAAAGAGATGGAGAGTTTCAAATGCTTAGTGAATTAGCAGTTAGAAATATTATAACAGCACATAGAATTACACCAGCTTTAGCAGGTTTAGAAACTTCAGGAAAACTAGGAAGTAATGAGCAGATAAAACTAGAGTATGACAAGTTTATGAACTCAGTTATAATACCTGATTTCCAAGAACCAATATTAAGAGCATTAAACAATATTATAAAAAGAGAAACTAAGTTCGGTGATTACACTTTAAGTATTTTAAATGTTTCTCCAGTTGGTAATTCTGATAGAGTAGAACTTAATGCAGTAACTACAGTAAATGAAGGTAGATTTATGATAGGTTTACAACCATTTGAGGAAGGAGATATTAGAGGTGAATTATTTATTAATCAAAACGCTGTAGCAAATATTGAAACAGAAGAAACTAAAGAAGAAATAGAAGAGTAATGGCTTTAAATACAGAAATAATAACAGATGTACAGGTAGCATCCTTAGCAGTTAATGATGTTGCTTTTGATGAAGCATACTTTACAAATTACATTTTAACTACTCAAAGAAAATATATTAAGCCTGTTTTAGGTGAAAAGTTTTTTAATGAGATTTTAACACAGATTGAAACAGCTACTATAACAGCAGACAATGCAGTTTTATTAGATAGTTTTATTAATTCTATGTTAGCTCATTATGTGGTTTATGTTTGTTATTCTAAAGTTCATATACAGGTAACTAATCAGGGTTCTATGCTTAATGATAGTGAGTTTGGAACACAGGCTAAAAGTGGAGATTATGCACAAAGTAGGGACTTTTATATATCACTAGCTGATGATATAAAGGTAACTATGATTGATTACATTTTAGAAGTTAAGAAAGAAGACAGTACTAAATATCCTTTATTTAAAGACTGTGGAGAGATACCACAAGTTAATAAAAGAGGTATAATATTTTATGATTAATGAGTTGGAGGCATAGAGATATATTAGAAGGAGAATTACACGAGGCTAAAGGATTTACAACTGCTAACAATGGTGATAGCATTTGGAGAAATGAAGAAGGTTTAAGTGAATGGACAGATAGAGAAGTTCTACCTGCTGCACTTAACTTTGTAGATGCAAGCGTAGCACCACCAACTACAGCAAATGGTGATATTTACGTTCTTTCTTTAGGTGCTTCTATTCATGCAAATTGGGGTACTGTAGCTTTAAAGGATTGGGTACGTTATGATGGTTCTTCATGGAATGTTATAACACCTAGTAAATCTATTCTATGTTATGATAAGACTTTAGATGTTTTAATGTCTTATGATGGTTCTGTATGGGCTTCTATCGGTGGTGGTGGTGGTGAGGTTAATACGTCTTCTAATAGTGGTGCAGGTGAAGGATTAGCATTATCTAAAGTAGGTTCTGATTTACCATTTAAAAGTATTACAGCAGGAACAGGAATTACTTTAACATCTAGTGCTAGTGAATTAGAAATAAGTTCTGCTGGTGGATCAAATACAAATTTAGCTACTAACGATTTAACACAAACTGATTTAGTAAGAACTTATACAAGGTCTTCTGCTTCAGGTACTTCAAAATTGAGATTTAAAGGGGCAAGTAGTTCTTACCAATTTGAAGATGCAGGACCAATAAGTCTTTATACGGGTAACGCTGACGCGAATCCATATCCTGGTATTTCACTTTCTTCGGGGGGAGGTAATACGGGCGAAATTTCTTTTAGAGGTGGTAAAGCTACAATACAAGGTGCATCAAGCAGTTTATTTTTAAGGGGTATCGCTGATAATTCAACTTTTGTTTCTTTAATACAATTAGGGACGGATATATTAATCAATCCTAATAACAACAGAACACTAACAATTGCTAGTGACAATACAGTTTTTAAAAATAGTGCTGAAAACACTTTTTATGGAAATATAGATAGTGATGTTTTTATATGGTCTTCACAGTCTACATTGCCAGCAGCTATAGGAAGTGAAAAATTTAGTATTCAAGAAGACACTTTAGTTAAAGGATCTGACACTTCAGCAAGTACGACGGGTTTTAAGGTTACAGACTCGACCAATGATAGCTTATTAGAAGTAAAGAACAACGGAGTAATTAATGCGTCTAATTTGCCTACATCTTCAGCAGGTTTATCTAGTGGTGATATTTGGAATAATTCAGGGGTTTTAAACATAGTATAAAAATAAAGATATGATTACAATAACATTAAATGAAGAAAGTGCAATAACAGTAGGTGAACTATCTGTATATCCATCTAAAGAAAAGATAACAGGTTTTGTAGATGTTAAAACTAATGGAGTTAGTTGGTACTTTTCTAGCATTTGGAAATATGGAACTTCTGAAGAGTTTAAAGATGAAAAAGCTGTTACTTTTGATAATTTGCCTTTTGGTTTAGATAGGTTTATATTAAATGAAGAAGGAGAAGAAAACTACCCTACAACAGATGGTGGTTATACAGATTATAGAGTAATGATTTATAGAGCTTGTGATATGTATAAACAAGTTTTAGAAAAAGAATACCCTAATTTAGAAGGACAAATAGAAGTAACTGGAATGCCTAAATAATATACTATGAAAAAAGAAAACACACAAGAAGAAAACAAGGTTAAAAATGAAGCTTTAACCGTTATAAAACAAGCTTTAGATATAGCACTTAAAAACGGGGCTTACTCTTCATTAGAAGAAGTTAACGCTATTTTAAATGCTTTTAAAAATATTCAGTAAATGAGTAATTTAATATTTTGCAGTCATACTAGGGTTTTTCCTATTTCTTTTGTATTAGGTAAAAAAAAGAAGCCTTATAGAATAACTAAAGAAGTTAGATACATACTTAGCAATGGCAAAGAATATATAATAGAAAAAGGCTTTAGATTAGATGGTACTAGTGTTCCTAGACTTCTTAGATCTTTAATGCCTAGAATTAATAATAAAATAATAGGTTCTACGCTTCATGATCATATGTATATAAATGATTATTTAAGAAATGAGTTAGGAGATAAAGAAGCTAGAAAATTTGCAGACAAAGAAATGCTTTTATTTTGGAATAAATACGATCCTAAAAACAAAACAGAAAACAAAATTATGTATTTCCTAGTAAGAACTTTTGGAAAAAGAACATTTAATAAATATAAAAAAACTAATTAAACGTATTTTTGTGTTGTTTAATGCAGTAAATATAGCCATTGGTATAATAAAAAAATGTTTTATTAAATAAAAGCTAATTTTTACTAAAAAGTATTAAATTTATGCAACTAACAGACTTCTGTAATAAAATGGAAATTGAAAATGTTTTAGCTATATTGATACCTTTAATAGCAGTTCCTGTAATTGCTTTAATAGGCTTCTTTTTAAAAGGCTTATTAAAAACTATTAAAGATGATTTAGATAATCAAGGTGTAAACATTAAAAAGTTATCTGATAGGTTTAGCGATTTTCAGCTAAGTATTCAAAAAGTAGGATCAACATTAACAGCAGTAGAAAAAGATTTAGATAGGGCAAATATTAATCTAAATAAAACAAATTCACTAGCAGAAGGAAATAGTGAAAAGATAAGAGATATACAACATAGTTTATTAAATACACAGGCTAACATTCAGTTAATAAATGAAAGCACTAAAGAACATTCTGAGAAAATAGATTCTTTAGAAAAAAAAGTATTTGTTTTAAATCAAAAACTAAAATAAATGTATAAGCTAGGTAGAAGATCATTAAAAAATTTAACAGGTGTTAACCCAATTTTAATAGAAATACTTAATAGAGCTTTAGAAATTAGTTCTAATAGAAAAGATGGTGTAGATTTTACTATAATAAGTACTGCAGGAATAAGAACAGCAGAACAACAAAATGAACTATTTAGAAGGGGAGTATCTAAAGCAGATGGATATAAAAAATTATCTTACCATCAATCAGGAAATGCTTTAGATGTTGTTCCCTATGTTAATGGTGGTGCTTCCTGGGATGAAAAAGAACTTTTAAAAGTTGCTGTATGTATGCTTCAGGCTGCAAACGATTTAAACTATAAATTAGAATGGGGTGGATTTTGGAAAACATTTAAGGATTTACCACATTATCAAATTAAATAACCATGAAGAAAGTATTAAATATATTAGGAAGAGTTTTAAAAGGTGCTGGTGATGCTTCTACTGGTGGTGTAGTATCTGCAGTTTTAAATGCTAAAAATAGTTCTGATGGTGGAGAAGGTAAACACGATCTAGCGAAAATTTCAGGGTATTTAATAATGGGGTTTATAATATTTGGTGTTATATTCAAGGGTTTAGAAGCTGAAACTGCTGAAAGCTTAATGAAGTTAATCGTTAAATTAGGCTTTTGGGCTTAAATTAATTTTTTTATTTTATTGTTTATACCTCGTTAACCTAGTGTTTACGGGGCTTTCTTATTTAGAATCATTCTAAATAGCATAAAATGGTAGTTCATATGAATGTTTTTGATAATATAATTACTATATTTGTATCACACACTAAAACAAAACAAGATGAATATTTTAGAAAGTTATTACATAAGCGAAGCAGAAACATTATTAGTTAATAATAAAAACATTTCTTACTTAGTAAATTACAATGTAATTAAAGAAGTAGAAGAAGGTTTAGGATATGTTGACCATGATACTCCTTTTGATTGTGATGAAAATACTACAGAAATAGAAATAATAGAATGTTTTATCTGTAATGAAGATTTAGAAAATACTGCAGAAGTTTCTGAAAAAGATTTAGAAATTATAAAAGATTATTTATTAACTATTAACGAGCATTAAGATGAATTTAGAAACACAAATAGAAGGATTAATTAAGGAATATAAAGACTATGGTAAAGATAGTCTTCCTTATGATATTCTTAGAGCTAAAGCAGTAGTAGAAATAGTAGAACTAATTCAAAAGAATATAGAAGTACTTAAAGAAAGAATTTACTTTCATAAATGGCACGATAAAAAAAGAATTTACATTTTAAATAAATCTATGGATAGACTAGAACAAAGAAAACAAAACGCAATTAATAATTTACTAAAACCAAATAAAAATGAAACAGTACAAGCAAAAAGATTTTATTCATCTTATAGCTAAGTCTAAAGATGCAACTTTAACAGAATTAGCTGGAGTTCTAAATTTAGAATTAAGCTCATTTAGAGTAACATTAGAACGTAGCAATTTAATGCTACACCAGTTCCTAACAATTTATAAATACTTATATGGTGAAGAGTACAAAACAGATAGTTATTTCTTAGATATAATGAGAGAACTATACAACTTCACTTTAAAACAATATGTAGAAGCTATGGCAGTAGATGAAGATCAAAAAGTTATAGTAAAGCTTTACAGAAAAACTAAGATTCAATTAATAAACTAATTTAGAACCATTATAAATAAGGTTTAATTAAACTTTTTTTAAATTATAACACAAATAAATAACTAATTTCACTAAACACTAAAACAAATAAAAATGAAACAAATTAAATTATTTAATCAAAAAGTTGAAATGATTAGCGTAGAATCTGTAATAGGATCAGGCTATGAAGAAGAAGTAGCTAAATTAGCTATTGAAGATAAAATAGCTTACAGGGCTGCTAGAAAAAATATGCAAATACATTCAGCTATTATATTAAAAGTTGATGATGAGTTTGCAGGGTTTTTTACTTTTGAAATAAACCACGATGCTAAAGAATATTGTTTATTACAATCTGCAATGTATCCTAAATTTAAAGATGTAGAAATTTATCAAAGCATGGTAAATAAAATAATTGAAGGTAATACATATGGTTATCCTATGATAATGACAGTTTCAAAAAAACACGATTTAGAAAAGCCTTCTGTATTTGAAGAAATAGGATTTAAAGTAAACTTAGATAAAAATGATTTTAAATATATTTATTATGGAGAAGCTGAACAGGTTAGAATGAAACTTTTAGCACATACTGCAATGACTAATCTTTGGAGGTCTACATCGGGTTTATGGCTTAAAAATAAAAGATCATGGAACGCTAGAATAGATGAAGCTGGAGATAAAAACAAAGTAGCTAATCCTAGATTTGCTAGTCGTGAGGGATGTTGGCAAGGTTCTAAAGGTTTTTCAAATGTTGTATTATCTAAAAATAAAATAATTAAAGGTAAAATAGTTCATGATGATAAAAAAACATTAAACGGTAACGCATCTGTTTTAGACCCTACTGCTTGTGAAATAATAGCACGTTTCTTTATGCCTAAAAATGGTTCTCATGTTTATAATCCATTTGGTGGTGGTGTTCAAATGGGTTTTGTTGCTGGTGGTTGTGGTTTTAGCTATGAATCTTCAGAAATAAGACAAAACCAATGTGATACTAATAATGATATTTGTAAAGATTTTGATAATGTTAAATGGCACTTATCAGATACTAGTAAATATATTCCTAAAGTAAAAAGTGATTTAACTTTTAGCTGCCCACCTTATTATAGAGTTGAAAAATATATAGATTATGATGGTTTACCACCTGAAGGAGAAATAAATCATTTAGGAAGCTATGAAGAATTTAGAGATACTTTATTTAAAGGATATAAAAACGCAATAAAAGCAATGAAAGATAATACTTTTTTTGTCGTAATGACAGGTGATAGTAGAGATAAAAACGGTGCTTATTATGGTTGTGAAGCTGAACATGAATTATTTTTTAAAGAACAAGGGTTACATATTTATAATAAAGTTATTTATTTAGAAAGTGAGTTTACAAGGTTTTCACAAGCTAAAAAAACATTACACAGTAGAAAATACCCTAAAGCAGATCAAAAAATATATATGTTTTATAAAGGAGATATGACTAAAATTAAAGAGTTATATCCTAATATTGGAAGATTATAATGAGAAGTTATAGCAAGAAAATTACCCTTACCAAAAATGGTAGGGGTATTTGGACAATAGACCCTATAATGGGCTGTAAGTCTGGAGTTGAAAAAGATAAAAAAGGTTGTTTTTCTGATTGTTATGCTGCAAGAAATGCTAGAATATATGGATATGACTTTACAGAAAACATATTAAGAGATTTTGAAGATGAAAAACATTTAAAATCTATAATTACAAAAGCTAATAAATTAAAATTTGAATTTATAAGAATGGGTAACTCAGGTGATCCTAGTGAAAATTGGGATCATACAATAAAAATATTAGAAAAACTTAAACCAATAAATAAAGAATTTGTAATTATTACAAGGCATTGGAATAAATTAAATTTAGAGCAGTTAAAAAGAATTAGTAAATTAAAAGTTTGTATTAATACTTCTATATCTCCTATTGATGATGATTTACATGGTAATATTGAGCAATATGAAATATTAAAAAATTATTGTAAATCTGTTTTAAGGTGTGTATCATTTAATTTTAACACAGATAATAAAAAAGGTATGGATTATGATCTTATACAAAATTGGATTTTTCATAAATATGATGTTTTAGATACCGTTTTTAGATGTAGTAAATCTAATCCTTTATATAAAGAAGGAATTATAAAAATAAAAGAAACTAAATTTTTAGGTAAAAAATGTTATGTTTCTAAAAATAATCCTAAGACATATTTTGGTAACTGTGAAAATTGTTTAGAAAAATGTGGTGTTAAAATGAAAGAAACATAATGAAAGAGTTAATAGAAGATAATTATAAAACTATAGTAGATAGAGGGTATATAAAGCCCTCTACTACTTATATAGAGTTTATAGATAAACTAGATGAAGAAGTAAAAGAATTTAAAACTGCTTTAGACTGGTGGACTAGAAAAGATAGCTTAGGTTTTAAGCCTATGCACATTTCAGTATGTGAAGAAGTTGCTGATGTTATAATGGTATGTTTAAATTTTGCTAAACATTATAATATAGATATTGAGCAGGAAATAAAAAACAAAATTAAAATAAACGAACAAAGAGCAAAAGATGGAAAATAAAAAAATAGTTTTAGAAAGTAATATAATGTTAGCTTTAATGAAAGCAACTATAGAACAGTCAGAGCATTTAAGAGGTGAATTAAAACAAAAGCCTAAACAAGTTTTTAATAGATGGAATAATATGGGTAATTGTTTATTAGATGAATTAGAAAAAAGAAATATAGTTAATGAAGAATATTTAGATCAATTAACTGATATAATACACGATGTTTTACATGAAGTAAGAAAAAACAGTATTTAGTTAATTACTTTAAAAAAAGTTCAAATGGTATTATTTTAAATACTAAATAACTATATTTACCAAACACTAAAACAAAACATTATGAAAAATTTATTTAAAGCATTAGCAGGATTTCAGCAAGAAGTACCAGCTATTCATCAAGGAACTAAAGGATATGGATATACATATTCAGATTTAAAAACCATTTTTAAAGTTATCAATCCAATATTAAAAAAGCATGATTTAGGATTTACACAACTAATAGAAGGAACTAGTATTAAAACTATTATTTTCCATACTGAAAGTGGAGAAAGTATTGAAAGTATTACAGAAATACCACAAGGAATAACTTTAAAAGGTATGAATACTTTTCAAGTTAACGGATCAGGAATAACATACTACAGAAGATATTCACTTTCTAGTGCTTTAGGATTAGTAACAGATGTTGATTCAGATGCAGATGGTACTGAGGTTAAAAAAACAGATAGCGAAATAGCAATAGAATACAATGCTTTAATTAAAACTGCTAAATCTAATTTAAAAGCTTGTAAAGATATTGATTCACTTGTTACTGCATGGAAATCATTACAATCTAACCAGCAAAGTAATAAAGAAGTAATGGCTTTAAAAGATACATTAAAAACAAAACTATCTTAATATGATGTATATAGATTACGATTTAAAACAAGGTTCTGAAGAATGGCATGAATTAAAAAACGCTAAAATTGGAGGAACTAGAGCTAAAGCTGTACAAGTTAAAAAATCAATTAATGAAGCTGTAATATTTGATGAGGTAATGAGTGAAAGAAACACCTTCTTTAATTATGAGGAGGGCTTTACTTCTGAAGCTATGCAACGTGGAATTGATTTAGAACCTTTAGCTATTGAAGAAGTAACTAAAGAAACTGGTGTAATATTTAAAGATGCTGGTTGGATTAGTAGAAATAATTATCATGGTCATTCTCCTGATGGTATATCATTATGTGAAAAGATAGGACTAGAAATTAAATGCCCATCAGCTAAAGTACACAACAGTTATGTAAGAGATAATAAATTACCTTTAGAGTATGTATGGCAAATAGTTAATTTTTTTGCAATGGATGAAAGCATAGAAAGATTATACTTTGCTTCCTTCAATCCTGATTACCTTCTAATGCCTTTATTCTTATTGGAAGTAACAAGGGAAAGCATTATATTTACATCTAAAAAAGATAGTGCTATAGTATCTGAATTAGCAGCAGACTTAAATAAAAATGTTGATGATCTAATACTAAAGATTAAGCAAGAAGAAAAAGTAATAATACAAAGGATTTCAAATAAATTAAAATTTTAACAACTAAACATTTACAATTATGAGTAATTTAACATTTACAGGAACAGTTAACAAATTAAAAGAAGTACAAGTAATTTCTGATAAGTTCAGAAAGCAGGAAATTATTTTAACTGATAATCATGTAAACTATCCTAAGTTTATAAACTTTGAAGCAACTAATGATAACTGTGATTTATTAGCAGGAATTAAAGAAGGGCAGGAAGTAGAAGTTAATTTTAACTTAGAAGGTAGATTATGGACTAATCCAAAAACAAACGAAGAAAGATGCTTTAATACTTTAAGAATTTGGAGAATAAGTGTCAAAGGATCTAATTCAGCACCTGAAGAAAGTAAGCCTAATGTAACTTCTGATTTACCATTTTAATTAAAAGCTATGATAGAAAACAATTTTTTTAAACTAAAAGTTAAGTACTTAGTACAAGATCCTGATAAAGGAAGTATTAGTAAAAAGACTAGTGAATATGTTTTAAAAGCTGTTAGCTTTACAGATGCAGAAGCAAGTCTATTAGAGTGCTTAAAAGATGATTTTGAATATAACTTAGTTAGTTGTTCAAAGTTCAATATTCAAGATGTTAGAATAGATGAAACTAAAGATGACTATTTTAAAGTTAAGATAGTTTCTACTTCTTCAGATGTTGATAATGGCAAAACTAGTAAGATCATTGATAATTATATAATTCAAGGAAATACAGTAGAAGATGCTAATAAATCAATTAAAGAACTTCTTTCAGGTTCTGTTATGGATTATGAAATAGAAAACATTCAAAAAACTAAAATAGAAAAAGTATTTTATGAAGTAAACAAATAATAAAAGTATTGTAATATGTGCAGTTATTACAATTATAAAGCCCTGTTAGATTAAGTTTTAACAGGGTTTTCTTATTTAGAATGATTATAAATAACTATCGTATGAACTTTTTTTAAACGTAGTTAGAAATAAATAGCTATATTTACATACACACTAAAACAAAACGATATGAAAAGCAAGTTATTTAAAGCAGCATGGAACTTAGTAAGAACATTAGGTATCTCAATTTCTGAAGCATTAAAAAAATCATGGAAAGCTTATAAGCTTAAATTGAAATTAGAAGCTGGAAAGGTTAACTTTACATTTAAGAAGAAATCAGGAGAGCTTAGAAAAGCAACAGGAACATTAAAAGCTGAATTAATCAATTACGATTTTAAAGGAAGCACAAAAGATAATTTTTCTGTTATTGCTTATTGGGATTTAGAAGCTGAAGGATTCAGAAGTTTTAAAATAGAAAATTTAGTATAAACTAATGCCCTTCGGGGCTTTTAAAATTAACATTATGGAAAAGTACAGAAACGAAAAAAGAAAATATTTAAGTTTTTCAGATCAAGTTCAGGATTTAACAACTGAATATTTAATTTATATGATTCCTATAACAATTCTTTTTAAAAATCAAATGATTATAATAAAAGAAATTGAAAATAGAAACGAATTAGAATATGTAAAAATTTGTAATTTACTTGAAAATTGTAACGGAATATGATAAAACTATTTAGATATATGTTTAGGTGGCAATTAAGCACTCCAATACTAGCAGTAATACCATTTGTATTATTAAAATACAATATAGATAACTTTTGGATAACAGCATTTATAGCTAACTTAATAGGATCATTAATTTTCTTTAAAGTAGATGAATATATATTCTCTAAAAAACTATCAAGATTTCAAAGATTAAGAAAAAAAGTAATTAAAAGAAAAAAATAAAAGATATGGATGATTTAAAAAAAGTATGCCCTTGTTGTAATGATATATTTGAAACTACTAAAAGCAATAAAAAGTATTGTAATTCAACTTGTAAAATAAAACATAATGGAATGTTAGCTAAACTTAATAGAGGTTATATACCAAAAAAGGAAAACTTTGTACATCACAATATTATAAACAATACACAACCTTTAGCAGGTGATATAGTTAGGCTAAGTAATAATTATAATAATATTAAAAAAAATACTTTAGGAGTTATTACTGGTGTTATATCTGAAAAGCAAGAAAAATATGAAATAGTATTTAATCCAATATTACCAGCTTACATATCATTAGATAAAACAATCTCCTGTGAAGGTGGTATAAAAATAGTTTTAGAAACTAAAAACCTTTGCCATTCAAAAATTACTAATATGTTATATTGTTATCCTGATAGAAAAAAGGCTGATGATTTATTTTTGGTTAATGAGTACAAAACAATTTTATGATAATAACACGAGAAAGTTTAGAAACTGCAGATAGTGAATTAGTAGAAGATGTTTTAAGACTTTATTTAATATTTGATAAAAAAGATCCTAACTTTATAAGATCAAAAAAAGATAAAGATTTTTATTGTAGTTTAGATTATTTTATAATAGAAAATAAAACTATAAAATTAAAAGTATCTTTTTATACTTACTCAAAATGGTTAGGCTGGTTTTGGACTGAAAACAAAAGATATACTTTAAGAGCTAAAAATATTATTGAAAAAGTTAACTACATTTTAAATTGAATTAAAAAAATGACAAAAGATAAATTTATATTATCAAAAAAGATTAGTGAATTAGTTGAAAAACTAGAATTAAATAAAGATCAACTAATAAAATACTATGAAATATTAAAACTAATAGATAGATTGTAAACATAAAGCAAGTTAAAATGCTTTTTAATACCCTTTAGACTTAATTTAAGGGCTTTTATTGTTTAATCTATATATTGTATTGACTTAGTATTTTAAAGTTGCTTAAATCTAAAGTTTTTATTCTTGTTATTTTTTCAACGTTTGTTAAATTCGTTGCAACGTTTTTAACGTTTGTTAAATTCGTTAAATTTTTTTCAACGTTTTTAACTGTTATATGTTATTGTTATTGTTATTGTTATTGTAATATGTAATTGTAATATAATATATTTATAATACTGTCGCATTTTTCAAATGCTAAATATTTTTTTAAAAATCTATTGAAGTTCTAAACTAAAAACTTATATTCACAAAAAAAACATTATGGAAAATTTAGTAAAGGTTTCAACCTACGCAAAACAGATAGATAAATCGGTTACATGGGTGTATAGATTAGCAACAAATAACGAAATTAAAATAGTAGTTATTGATGGAGTTAAATTTGTTCAATTAGAAAAATTATAACTTTTTTTTAGTTAAAAAATTTAAAGTATAAAACAATAAACTAATAGTTAAAAATGGCAGAAAACAAAAAAAGCTTTTTACTTTATGCAAATATAATTGAAGTAGTATCTAAGCTTCCTGATGACAAGGCAGGGCAACTATTTAAACACATTTTAGAATACGTAAATGATCTAAATCCTAAAACAGAAGATCTAATGATAGAGCTAGTTTTTCTACCCATTAAACAAAGGTTAAAAGCTGATTTGGATATATGGGAGAAAAAGAAAATAGGATTTTCTAAAGCTGGTAAAGCAAGTGCAGAAGCTAGAAAAAATAAAAAACAATCTCCTGAAGAAAACAACAGTTTAAAAACTGAAAAATTTAATAAGTTTTGGGATATTTACAATAAAAAACAAGGCAAAAAAAAGTGCTTAGCAAGGTTCTTAAAATTAAAAGATAATGATATTTTAAAGATTGCTGAAACTATAGAAAACTATATTAAATCAACTCCTGATATTAAATTTAGAAAAGATCCATATACATATTTAAACGGTGAACATTGGAATGATGAAATAAAAAAAGAAACTAAATTAATTAGCTACAGAAGTAAGTTTACAACCATAGATAAAGTAATTGATTTATTTAATGAAACGGACTTTACAAAAACAATAAAAAAATACAAAAGTAGTGAAGAAAGAGTTAAAGAAAGATTAGATGAGTTCTTAGAAAAAGAAGTATTCAAAGCAGATTTCAAGAATAGACAAACAGATGAGGTACTAAGTCATTTTATTAATTCATTACAATTTAACCCACCTAAAAAAGTAATTATAATAGATGAGAATCCTACAGTACCATGGCTAAGTAAATAACATTAAAACACAAAACTAAATGAATGATATAATAAATCCAATGTTAACTCCTTCAGATGCTATACTAGAACTGGATCAAATTAGGCTAGATAAAATTGAAAAAGGATATGGCATAGGTAATGAAAAATGGGATAGTCATATTCTATTTAAAAGAAAGGAATTTAACATGATCAACGGTCATGATAATGTAGGTAAAACAGATGTTCTTTTATGGTACTTTGTATGTTTAGCTAAAAAGCATAACATGAAATTTAATATTTATAGTTCAGAGAATACCCATAGAAGCCAAGTATTTAAACTATTTAACTTTTGGACTGGTAAAAGATTAGATAAGGACTTTACAAAAGATACTAAAGGTTTTCATAGTACACTAAATGAAATGACTGACTGTTTTAATTTTATTAGATCAGATAAAAGATATAATTCTAACCAAATATTAGACATAGCAGATAAGCACCCTGCAGATGGTTTATTAATTGATCCTTTTAATTCATTAGTAACTGAATCAACTAATAAGCATCAAGAGGATTATGATACGTGCGCTAATATTAGAATATTTTGCGATAATACAAATACAACTACTTTTGTAAATACCCATTTAGTAACACAAGCAGCAAGAAATGTATACCCTAAAGATAGTGAATACGAGAACCACCTCAAACCTCCAGAAAAGAGCGACACAGAAGGGGGACAGAAGTTTGCCAATCGATGCGATAATTTTTGGACTATTCACAGAATGACACAACACCCTCAATTATGGTCTACTGCTGAAGTTCATGTAAGAAAGATAAAAGAAACTATTACAGGTGGTTCATGTACTTTAAGAGATAGCCCTATTTTAATGAAATGGAATAACCATTGTAAATATACCATAAACGGTAAAAACCCATTAGATAATTCATATAGTGATGTAGGAGATAAAGACCTATCAAATTTAAATAAACTTTCTCCTGAACACAAAGCAATGCAAAAAATGAGCTATCAGGAAGAAGAAGATGATGATTTACCATTTTAAAAACTAAACCATGAAAACACACGAGAAAAAAATTACACCAGTATTAAAAGCATGGAAGCAATCTAAAGACGCTTTATGTGATGATGTAGTAAACTGCTTCAAAACAGATTTATATTCAATTCATGCAGCTTTAATATACTTAGATCAACTATTTAAAAAGAAAGGTTTAAAAAATGATGCAAGTAAATTAGTAGAAAAAGGTTTAGAAGATTTTGATAGTTGGAGGCACTACTACGATATTCTAAGATTTGAGTTAATAGGACATAGACAGGCTAAAGAAAGATATGATGATGAGATCCAAAAGCTAAGAGAAGAAATAATACTATTAAGACAGGATAATGAAATTAACAAATTTGGGGCTTAGAAATATGGAAATTTGGAAACAATTAAAAAATTATCCTGATTATGAAGTAAGTAATTTAGGAAATGTAAAGAGCTTAAAATTTAATAAAGAAAGGATTTTAAAAGCGTTAAATGATGGTAATGGATATTTAACAGTTTCTTTATCAAAAAATGGAAAAGAAAAAAGAAAGAAAATTCATCAACTTGTAGCAATGGCTTTTCTAAATCATATTCCAAATTATAATAGTATTGTAGTAGATCATGTTAATAATATACCTACAGATAATAGATTAGAAAATTTACAGTTAATTAGCTATAGAGAAAACTCTAGTAAAGATAGAAAAAATGGAACATCTAAATATATAGGTGTTGCATGGCGTAAAGACGTAAAAAAATGGAGGTCAGCAATTTATATTAAAGGTAAACATAAACATTTAGGAGTTTTTAATTCTGAAATAGAAGCATCTAAAGCATATCAGGAAGCATTAAAAAAACATTTGAATGATTCATTATAGTTTATTTCCTAATGAAAGCTGTGTAATTTGTGGTGTTAAAGTGTTAAATAATGCTCTGCACTGTGAAAAATGTTATAAAAAATGGCTGGAATTAAATGAAAAAAAAGCCGTTTTTAAACCTTATAGTGTTTTTTAAAATTAGTAAAAGCTTAAAAGCCCTTTATTCATTGGGTTTATATCATTTTCATTATTTAGAATGATTATAAATAACATTCAAATGAACTTTTTTTGTTTTTAAATTAGATTTTTAACAAGTGTTGATGTATCTTTGAAGAGAACGCAAAAACAAAACACTATGGAAAACATTTTAAATAATAAAACAGCAATAAGTAAAGGAATTGTAAAAACTGAAACATCAGTAAGTATAGGAGATTTAGAAAACAGATGGGTAGCTAGTGTTAATGAAAAAAACGAATACATTATATTAAAATTTTCTAATTCTTTAGGAACTAGGTATTTTAAAAATGAAACAGATTTTATACTTCACTTAGAAGGCAATCACACTTTAGGAATATTTAAAGCTAATCCTTCACATTGGAGTTATTAATAAATAAATATTAACTTTCAAAACAAAACACTATGAAAACTACAGAAGATCAAGAAAAACAAGAAATGCACAACAGGATAGCAAAACTTTTATTTGCTATGATGATAATGTATTTTATCTTTAGCAATATTTAAAACCGTTCTTTAAAACTGGTTTATAAATAAGATTTTGCTAGGGTAAGTTTGAAGCCAGTCTTACCCGTTTTTTAAATATAAAAATACATTACATGAATGATAAAATAAAAGAAATGCAATCTTACATCCAGCACCTAGAAAAGATGATAATAGGATATAAAGAAGTTTGTAAAAAAAAAGATAATACTATAGACTATTATAAAAAAGAATTAGATAATTTAACTTGTAAAAAATAAACACATGGAAGAAGAACAAGAACCAATAGACATTTTTATAAAAAGTAAAATAGAAGGTTTAGAATATCACATTAAAACACAAGATGATACTATAAAACAATACAGAAGTATTATAGATCAAAAAGATGTTTTAATAGATCAGCTTTTAGAAGAACTAAGAAATTTATCTGATGACATGACAGATATAATAAAAAAGCTATGAAAGATAAATTAAACTCCTGTGATAATTTAACTAATAAACAATTTCTAATAGTTTTTTTTTGGTTTATTTTTAGAAGAAGAAAGTGGAAACGCTATGATATGCTGGTAGAAAGTTATTACTTTGAAAATGTAGCTTATAGAATGGCTAAAGACTATTGATTATAACACCAAAGTAAAAGCCCGTTTTAATGGCTTTTAAAGACTGTTAAAATTAAAAATATATAACTATGAAGATATTAAACCTTTACGCTTGTTTAGGTGGTAACAGATACAAGTGGAATGAAGTAAAAGAAGATATAGAAGTAACTGCAATTGAGTTAGACCCAGAGTTAGCTAAATTATATCAAGAAAGGTTTCCTAATGATAAAGTAATAGTTGCAGATGCACATCAATATTTGTTAGATTTGAAAAATAATGGAGAGTTAGATTCTTATTCCTTTGTGTGGAGTTCTCCACCATGCCCTACGCATAGTAAATCACGTTTTGCTAGAAGAAACACAACAGAAGCTAAATTTCCTGACTTAAAACTATATGAAGAAATTATTTTTTTAGATAAGTGGTTTAAAGGTAAATATGTAATTGAAAATGTAATACCATATTATGAACCTTTAATAACTGCACAAAAACGAGGAAGGCATTTATACTGGAGTAATATAAAACTACCTAATATTTTAAGTGAAAGGAAAAATAGTTTTATGGAAAGTAAAGATGAAGTTTCTAAGTGGTGTGATTTTCACGATTATAATTTTAGACAATACAAAGGAAAACAAAGAACAGATAAAATAGCACGGAATTTAGTAGACTATGAAGCAGGTAAAACTATTTTTGAAACTGCATTAGGAATTATTAAACAAAAAGATACTAAACAAACTGAACTATTTTAAAAGTATTAAAAATGCAAGTTAAACCTGAAGGGCATCATTCTGAAAAGAGTGGTGCTTTTCTTTTTTGTTTATAGGCTTTTTTTTGTTATATTACAAGCAAATTTTAAACTTTATAGAATGAGCCTTTTAGATGACTACATTAATGATTTAGCAACTGAATCAATAATAGATAGCAGTCTTATATGAGAAAACCTAAAATGCTTAAAAAGAGTAAGCAAAAGAAATATACATCTACTAAGTTAAAACCTAAAAGGAAGCCTAAAAACAGTCTTATTAACGCTGATATACTAAAAGCCTTAATACTTCAGGACTTCAATTTAAATTGTATCTTAGAGCATAAGTTTCATGATACTAGAAAATGGCGTATAGATTTGTTTATACCTGCTATAAAAGTAGCTATTGAGTTAGAAGGTGGTGTTTATACTGGTGGAAGGCATACAAGACCTGAAGGATTTTTAAATGATATTGAAAAGTATAACAACATAACAATATTAGGTTTAAAGCTTCTTAGATATGCTCACGTTAAGCACTTGTATAGTGATATTTTAAAAGATTTAAAAGAACTAATTGATAATGAAAAAGAATAAAACAAGTTTTAAGGCTGGTAATTTAGCAGCTGAAAAATGGACAGAAGAAAACGCTTTAGATCTAGCTAATGAGTTAATAGCATGGATGAAAAAAGAAGATGCTAATATATTTTATGAAGATTTCTTATATATAGAAAAAGATTTATATAAAGAATTAACTTCTTATCTTTCTAATAAATTTCCTAAAAGCTTTGCATTAAAAATAAAACGTGCTAAGAAAATACAAGAAATTAAACTAAAAAAATTAGGTGTATTAGATCAATTAAATTCTGCTATGACTAGATTTACTTTAATTAATAATCATGGCTGGAAAGATAGAATAGAAAGTAATGTAGAACAAACAGTAAAAACAGAAATAGATTACTCAAAACTAGATGCAGGAACAATTAAGAGTATTATTGAGCAGCTTAAACTTAACGAGCCTAAAGGCTGAGTTATACCGTAAATCTTTTTATGAATTTAGTTTAGAAGCTTTTAAAACATTACATAATGGACAAGAGCTAACATATAACTGGCACATAGAATACTTATGTAATAAACTACAGAAGGAAGCTGAACGGATTGTAAGAGGTGAAAAAAGAGATAAGCACATATTAATAAACGTACCACCTAGAACATTAAAGAGTGAATTAGTTAATGTTTTTTTTAGTGTTTACTGTTGGATCTTAGATGATTCTATGCAGTTTATTAGCTCATCTTATTCTAGTAGTTTATCTATTACACTATCAACTCAATCAAGAAGGATTATAGAAAGTGATTGGTTTAAAATACATTTTCCTGAAGTTATACTTTCTAAAGATGAAAATACTAAATCAAGGTTTACAACTCCTAAAGGTGGTCTAAGGTATTCTACTTCTACAGGTGGAACTGTTACAGGAATGGGTGCAGATGTTATAGTTATTGATGATCCACAAAACCCACAACTAGCACGATCAGAAGTAGAAAGAGAAAACGCTAATAGGTTCTTCAATGAAACTTTAAGAAGTAGGCTTAACAATCCTGAAGTAGGTGTTTTTATTGTAGTTATGCAAAGATTACATGAAAATGATTTAACAGGAATGTTATTAGATAAAGAGCGTAATGAATGGGATTATACATGTCTACCTGCTGAAGCTTCTAATAATATATCTCCACTTGAATTAATAGATAATTACGTAGATGGTTTACTATTTCCTAAAAGATTATCATTAAAGGTATTAAACAGCTTTAAAATTGGTTTAGGTGCTTATGGTTATTCAGGTCAATATGCACAGCTTCCTGCTCCTAGTGATGGTGGTATAATTAAAGGTGAATGGTTTAATATCATAAAACAATTACCTAGAGATCCAAATAATAAGCTGGTTAACCTTAAATGGGATTTCTATTTAGATACTGCATATACTAATAAACAAGAAAATGATGCAACTGCTCTAATGTGTGCAGCTTTTTATAATAATGAACTTTATATAAAAGAAGTTAAAGCAGTTAGGTTAGAATTTCCTGAACTGATAAAAGAAATACAGCACTTTGCTTCTGTTAACGGTTATTCTAATTCCAGTAGAATATATGTAGAGCCTAAAGCAAGTGGTAAAAGTATAGTTCAAATGCTTAAAAAGTCTACAGGTTTAAATATAATGGAAGATAAACCACCAACACAAGACAAAGTTAGTAGAGTTTCTGCTGTATCTCCATTCATAGAATCAAGAAGAGTTAATTTATTAGATGGTAGGTACATTAATGATTTTTTAAATGAACTAAAAGCTTTTCCTAATGGCTCTCATGATGATCAAGTAGATGTTTTAGTTATGGCTATTGATAGGAATATAACAAGAAGAAAAAAAGTTCGTGCTATTGCTTAATTTGTATTATATTTAGTCGTGAAAAAAACTTTAAAGCATTTTGAAAAGATAATTTTAGAACTAAATAAAGAGGGTAAAAGTTCTTATTATATACAGAAAGCATTACATAGAGATTATGGATTTAAAACATATTCAGGTAATGTTAGAACATTTCTAAGAAAAAGAGGATTAGGAAAATATACTATAGATACTTTTGAAAAAACCTTAGAAAAAAACAACTTTCAAGCACCTGAAAACTGGTCTTATGGATGGCTAAAAGGTAAAGATGCTTCTGTATTTGTTAGGAATACAACAGGAATAATACCTTATGATGAAATGAGAAAGGAATTTAAGGAAGAAATGAGTAAATATTCTCCTAAATACCTAAAGATAGATAGAGAACCAATAAAGGATAAACATTTATTAGTAGTTGATATAGCAGATTTACACGTAGGAAAACTATCAGAAGCTTCTGAAACAGGAGATAAATATAATTCTAAGATAGCTAAGAAAAGAGCCATTAGAGGTATTGAAGGAATACTAAAAAAAGCTTCAGGTTTTGAGATTGAAAAGATACTTTTTATAATTGGAAATGATGTTTTACACGTAGATAACGCTAATAAATCAACTACTTCAGGAACACCACAAGATATAGATGGATCATGGCATAAGAATTATATAATAGCTAGAGATGTTTATATAGAGGCTATTAATATGCTTTTAGAAGTTGCAGATGTTCATATAGTTCATAATCCTTCTAATCATGATTTTATAAGTGGTTTTATGTTAGCAGATTCTATTTACTGCTGGTTTAGAAAGAGTGAAAATGTTACGTTTAATGTTACGAATAAACATAGAAAGTATTACAAATATGGAAGGAATTTAATTAGTTCTAGTCATGGAGATGGTGCAAAGATGGCTGATATGCCTTTATTAATGGCAAATGAGGCTAAACAAGAATGGGCAGAAACAGATTATAGATATGTTTACCTTCACCATATACATCATAAAGATGTTACTAAATTCAAAAGTGGTAAAGATTATCAAGGTGTAACAGTAGAATATATTAGAAGCCCTTCAGGTACTGATGCATGGCACGATAAAAAAGGGTACTGTCATGCACCTAAAGCTATTGAAGCTTTTATACACCATAAAGAGTATGGGCAGTGTGCTAGGTTAACCCACTTATTTAAATAATAATTATTATATTTACAACATGGAAAAGAAAAAAGAAACACCGAAAAAAATTAAAAAAGTAGTTAAAGCTCCAGTTAAAAAAAGTATCTCTGAAAAGATAGATTCTTTAGTTTTAGAAATGCAGGATGTAATTAAGAATGACAGAAAAGAATTAAATACTTCTTCATGTGCTTCTATTAATAAAGCTATTTCAGACTTAACTAGGATCTCTAAAAACTTAAAGCGTTAATGATAAAAGTAACCATATTAGAAAAAGAATATAAGGTTAGGAATGATTGGGAAGATAACACTATAAACCAACTAGAAAAACCACAGGAATATATTAATAACCTTCCTAAATGGTTAGAAAGTTATATTTATAAAGGTTCTAATACTCCAGTTTCAGAATCTAAGTTATTAGATTTCTATATTGATTGGATAGAACTATTTTCTGATATTCCTAGAAATCTTTTAGAAGAAGTTTTAGCTGTTAAAGATGAAGATAACTCTATAGTATTTTTATTTGATTCTGTATCTAAGTTTTTAGGAGAACCAACACAAGAAGAAATAGAACCAAATGATACTATCACTTTAAGAGGTACTAAATATACTTTAATAGAATCTGTTAAAACTGCTGGAGGTATTGAAAAACTTTTAGGAGGTGCTACGTATAAACACTTTTCAGAAGCAAATGCTTTAGCTCATTTATTTCAAAATAAGAACTATAGAAAGTGGGAATACATAGCAAGAATAACAGCAATACTTTTTAGAGCAAATGCAAATGAGCAGTACAATGAAGACACAATAGAAAGAAGGGCTAAAGAGTTTGGAAAATTAACTATTTCAGAAGCTTACAAAGGTTATTTTTTTTTGTCAAATTCTTTGAACAACTTACAAAAATCTACTCTAATATCTTTTCAGGCAAATCAGGTAAACCAGTTAACAGTTTATCAGAAACTATTGTTAAAAGTGTCTACTATCAAATTAAGGCTTATGAACTGGCTGAGAAAGGTATTTACAACAAAGAAGGCTTAACACCTTTAGAAAGTGTTTACAATACCAATGTATGGCAGGTATTCCAATTTATAAGTATTGAAACAGCACAAGATACTTTAAAGGCTGAGATGCAAGAAATGGCACACAAAGATGCTAAAAGAGGAAGGAAGTAATAATTAAAACAAAACAAAATGAAAAAAGTACTAATTTCATGCCCTACAGCACAGGCTAAAGATTATTGCGTAGATGAATTTATAGAGCAAATTAAAAGCTTTACATATCCTTTATATGATATTTTTATATTAGATAATTCACCTGATAAAAACCACGTTTATAAGTTTTGGAACAATGGAATAAAAGCAGTTCATGAACCTTTTAATGGTAACTTTAAAACCTTTTCAGGAAGAGAAGAACTAGCAAGGCATCAAAACATTATTAGAAACTACTTTTTAAATGGTGATTACGATTATCTTTTAATGATTGAAAGTGATGTTTTTACTGGTGAAAGTATAATAGAAAACTTAGTATCTTATGCAGATGTTTATAAAGTTGGAGCTGTTACTGTTACTTATGAGATAAGAAAAGAAGAAGAAGAAGTTTTATGCTTAACCTCAACAGTAGATCAATTAGGAGTAAGAAGTGAAAAAATATTAAACCGTTCTGCAGGATACGATATAATGGGGAAGGGTACATTATCTATATACCATTTGTTAAATGATACACAGGCAAAGATAACAGCAACTGGAATAGGCTGTACTTTATTTACTAGAGATGTAATGGAAAACATAGAATTTAGAGTAGATAAAAAACTTTCACAAACTGCTTATAGTGATACTTATATATTCACAGATATAAAAAAAGCAGGTTATGAAGTTTTAATAAATAGTAATTTAATTTGTACACATAAAAAATAATAACATGAGCAGTTTAGCAACAAAAGAAGTATTAGAAAAAGAGTTAGTAAGATTTACAGAAAGAGTTAATTTCTTAACTGATTACATTAAAGATTTATCTAAGGATAAAAACAACTTTGAAGCACTTGATAAGGCTTATAAATTAGATATTGAAAAGGAATTTAAAGAGCATTTAATTAAGCAAAGAAATTCACAAATAGATCAGATTAATAAGCAAGATGAATTAAAAGCAAATGCAATTAAAGAGATTCCAGCAATGTTAGAAGACTGTAAAAAGGTTGTTTTACATATTGCAAAAGATATTGAAGAGCTTAGAAAATCTAACAAACTAAAAGGAGAAGCAAAGAAGCAAAGAAGTGAAGCTATTAAAAACCTATTAGGAACTAAAGAACAAGTTGAAACTATCTTAAAAGCCATTACAACTAAGTTTAAAGAAGATCCAAACAATACAGGAATATTAGCAGACTTTAGGCAATTAAACGAGATTAAAAAAATAGTTAAGTAATGAGTTTTTTAGGTTTATTACTGTCTTTATGTATAATTAGAATACTTTGTAAATTAGTATTTAACTTTTTAAAAGATATTGACCTATAAACAAAAAAATATAATTAATGAAATTTAGCATGGTTTTTATCATGCTTTTTTTTATATTAGCAACTAATAGATTAAATAATATGGCTACAATTACAAATAAAACTGATGGTATAGAAATATTAGATTCACATGGAGATACTTACTTTATTAAGTATGCAAATTGTAAACTAATTAAAAGAGATATTTTAAACATATACGATAACTCAGAAAGAAGAATAGGAGCAGCACCAATTAGATTAACATTTGCTGAAGTTACAAGCCCATCTACTGCTAATTTAGATGCTTTATATACAACAGTTAGAAATTACATAGATTAAATAATATGGCTACGATTACAAATAAGACAAGTGGATTAGAAATAGTTTTTGCAGGTGCAACAACATATATTAAGCATGGAAATGTTAAGTTATTGAAAAGAGGTGTTAACCTTAATATATATGATGATTCAGATGGTGATGGTAACCAAAGAGGGCAGGTCTTTATGACTATTGCATATAGTGAAGTTACAAGTCCTGCTACTGCTAATATAGATGCACTTTATGATACTGTTAGAGGTTATATAGATGTTTCTTCAGGTGGTGGAGGTGGTACAGATGCTGATGCAGTTCATGTTAATGTAGCTTCTGAAATCTCAGCAATTACTTCTAAAGCAACACCAACTACAAGCGATATTTTATTAATAGAAGATGCTGCAGATAGTAATAATAAGAAAAAAATTACTATTGGAGATATTCCAGCTAGTACAGATGCTACTGCTATTCATAACAATGTAGCAAATGAGATAACTGCAATAACTGAAAAAACAACAGTAGCTAATATTGATGAATTTATTATAGAAGATAGTGGAGCTTCATTTGTAAAGAAAAGTATAACTAGAAAGAATATTGTAAAGCCTATTAGTAATAGTATAGCAACTGCAACTACTTTAACTCCTAACATAGATGAAAACGAGCAAGAAATAGTAACAGATTTAGCTACAGCTTTAACAATAGCAGCTCCAACTGGTACACCATCAACAGGTATGAAGTTAGTTATTAGATTAACTGATAATGGAACAAATAGAGCTTTAACATGGAATGTAATTTATAGAGCAATAGGAGTAACACTACCAACTACAACAACAGCTAATAAAATATTATATATTGGTTGTATTTATGATGAAGCTGGTTCTAAATGGGATGCAGTAGCAATTAAAGAAGAAGTTTAAAACAATAATATGAGCGACTTAATAAAACTTGTTAATCTAACTTCTAAATGGGCTGAAGATAGAAACTTAATTAAAGGAAGTACAGCAAAAGATCAAACTTTAAAACTTATTCAAGAAGTAGGTGAGTTATCGGATAGTATTTGCAAAGGTAAAAATCCTGTAGATGACATAGGAGATTGTTTAGTAGTTTTAAATAATTTGGCTTTACAACATGGCTTAACATTATCTGAATGCTTAGAACACGCTTACAATGATATTAAGGACAGAAAAGGAATTATGAAAGATGGTATTTTTATAAAAGAAAATGATTTGTCTTTAGAAGAACTTTTAGAATCTAGTTGTGATTTTAAAAAAAATATTAAAACATTATGATAACAATAATTAGTAAAATAGAAATAGAAGGAACTGATAATTTAAAATATTCAGATGTTGGATATACTACTGATGTTTCTGTAATTAATGAAATAAATGAGCAGTATGATTTTACTTTAGGAGCTTTTTTAGGAGAAAATAGAACTAAATTAGAAATAGGTGAAGTTAGTATAAGTACTTTTTTTGCTAATACTTCTTATGTTAATGAGGCTAGAACACAAGTGGAAAATGTTGATACTTTAGCATTAGTTGAAATAAATGATATAAACGACTTATAAAATGGCAGTACCAACTAAAGGAAATGTTACAAGTGCTAATCCAACTCCAGGAGCAAATTTTAAAACACAAAACCATACTCAAAATACGGGTAATGATGGTTTAATTATTGCTCAATTTACTATGAGTAATTCTAGAACTTATTCAAGTTGTACTTATGGTGGTGTTGCTATGACTCAATTATACCAAATTAATAGAAATGGTTTATCTCAAAGAATGGCTTTTTTCTATTTAGAGAATCCACCAACTGGGAACAATCAATTAAGAGTTAATTTTAACAATTCACAGTGGAATCCGATTAGTATGCACATTAGAAGCTTTACTAATTCAGGTGGTGTAGGTGCATCAACTAGAGTAGGTGGACAATCTACACCAAACAACGGAAGCTTAACAGTAGAAGATGATTCTTTAATAATGATTACTTCATGCTCTATAAACGCTATTACAAGCCAACAAATACCAACAGGAACAAATAGAACTTTTACAACTCATAACACTAATAGACAAGTTGCAACAGGTGCTATATCTGCAGATGTTGGTCATAGTGCTGGTAGTATTACTTTACGATCTACTTCAACATTTGGAAGTATAACCTTAGATAGAACAGAGATAAAAGGTTTAGGTGGTTCTGTTGATACTTCAGGTGGTGATTTCTTTGCAATGATGTAATAAATACATAAAAATGATTAATTAAAGAGGGTTTAAAAGCCTTCTTTTTTTCTTATTTAGAATCGTTCTAAATATCATTTTTTTTTGTATATTTAAAAACATGGCAGATTACAGTGATATAATAGATGAACTTAAAGCAGTTTCAGATGCTTTTACGTCTATTAATTATTTTAAATATAATAAAGTTAGTGATATTAATGGTAGCTTACAGGATAAAGCCTATCCTTTAATACTTGTTAAAAGTTCACCAAATACAAGTAGAGGAGATGTTAATAATTTGGGTTTACCAACTAATAAAAAATATACCTTTGATATATTTTGTTATAATATATACAATGCGAAGGTACAAAAGACTAAGAGCTTACAGGATGCACAAGCAGAAGTTGATTTATACATAGATCAGTATATAGCAAAGTTTTTTGAAAGGAACATAGATGCTAGTAGAGGTTTTTTCGTAGTAGATAGAGAACAAATAAATGGTTTTTTAGCTCATGATGTTCATAATGATAAGTTAGTAGCAGCAAAATATTCTATTTCAATAGGTTTAAATAGTTCATGTGATCAAGGTACATTTGTATTTTAATGGCTAAATATTCAAACATATTAAAGCTAATTATAAGTGAATTACAAGCTGAGTTAATAGGGCAAGGTCATAAAGCTACTGGAAGTCTTGTTAATTCTTTTGAGGGTTCTGTTTTAACTTTACCTAAATCTATAGTTATTCAAGTTTTAATGAATGATTACGGAATATACGTAAATGAAGGAAGGAGAGAAGGAGTTAAAAGAGTTCCTTTACAAGTTCTTATGAATTGGGTAGAACAAAGAGCAATAGCTTCAGGTAATAAAGAAGTTAAAAATGTTGCTTTTGCTATTCAACAAAAGATATTTCAAGAAGGAAGCCCTACAAAAGGAAGTTTTAAATTTGCTCCTAATGGAAGAAGAAAAGGCTTTATAGATTTTGTAATAGATAATAAAATAGATCCAATATTAAGCTTATTAGGAGATGATGTATTTAAAGAATTTGATACTTTAGTAAGTGAAATTACAAAGGATTTTAATAAAAAGAATAATTAAAAATGGCAATAACAGAAATAACAGCACCTTCTTCACCTACTTTAGCATATCAGCCTATTATATTTAAGTTAGAAAGTGATGATACAACAATAGTTAATTTAATTATAGAGGTTGCAATTTCAGAAGATGCTACAACATTTAATAGAGTAGCAGCTATAAGTATATCTCCTGATTTAGGTACTGTTGATGAATTTACTTTTGATATTCAAGAAGTAATTAAAAAAAATGTTTCTTTTAAATTAAAAACAATAGGATCAAGTGCGGTAATTAATGATATTGATAATATACAATTTAAAATAAAAGCTTATGAAGTAGTTTTAACTGCTGGTGCTATAGTTACTTCTTATGATCCTGATAATGCTAATAATAGTTCTTTTGATTATGAATCAACTGTATTACCTTCTTTTAATTGGAGAGAATCTCAGTTTAGTTTAGCCACTTTTGATAAAAGTAATTATAGGTTAGTAGGAACTGATAAAAAGTTTTTAAGTGAAGCACCAACTACTAAAGATATAGAATTAGGTGCTAATGAGTTTCTAGGTATGGCATGGGTTGATTCTTTTAGCGTTATTAGAAATTTTAAAATTACTATTTTAACATATAATAGTTTAGGTGCTTTATTAAATACTGATAACTTAATAGTTCCTGAATGGAATATAATAGTAGTTACTGCTCTTATTAATCCTTATTTAGATGTGCCAGTAGGAACTGCTAATTTAATAGCTATGGGTGTTAGCTTAACAAATGTATCTAAATATACTATTCAATTATTTAATGATTCAGGAGCTAGAAGTGAATTAAAAACATATAACATAGTTGAAAGTTGTGAAACAGATGTTAGAATACATTTTATTAATAAGTTTGGAAAACAGGATAGTATTACTTTAAAGGGTAATGAAACAGAAACTATAGAATATAAATCTACTAACTATACTAAAGCTTTAAGTACTACTTATTCATCTAGTGATTATGGTAATGCAGTAATTCAAAATGAAACATCTAAAAGCTTTTCAGCATATTCTAAAAGCATAGGAAGAGATGTTATAAATTTTGCTAGTTCAATGCTAATTACTAAAATAGCATGGATAGAAGTAGGTGGTAAATACTTTTCTATTTTAATAGAAGATGGTTCTAAATTAATTAGGAATAATAAAAACATGCCTATACAATTTGTTTTAAATTATAGTTTAGCTAATACTGAAAAAGGGCATAGAGGATAATGGGAGTAGTTATAAGAATATTAGATAATACTAATAATGTTTTAGGTGATTTAGATTTAGCTAATTTTAAAGATTTTCCTTTAGCATTAACTAAGGGTATAGTAAACTTAGATAATTTAAAAGCTAGAACTGGTACTTATTCTAAAACTTTTAAAGTACCTAACACTAAGAACAATTCTAAACTACTTTCTAATGTAGATAATATAAACAGTAAGAAAGATTATAGAGATGCTTTAAATAGAAAACCATGTGTTATTATAGTTAATAATAATCAAAATGATTCAGGTTTTCTACAAGTAAGTAAATCTATTAATAAAGATTATTTTGAATTAATATTTTTTGGAAATAATATTGATTGGGTAAAAAGTGCTAGTGAATTAAAATTAAATACTATAGCCTGGAGAAATAATAGTCAAGTTTATAATCAAGCAGGAGTTACTAGTGCATGGTTATCTAATTCAAATAGTGATGATCATGCCTACCCTTATATATCTAGAGGTGGTAATAAATCTAATGTAACTGCAAGTGTAGAAGACTTTTACCCTTGTTTTTATATTAGAAGTATTTTAGAACGTGGATTAAATCAGTTAGGATGGAATGTTAGTAGTAATTTTTTAGTAAGTAATGAAATTAAACTATTAGTAGGTGATCTTAGTAATAGTATGACAGTAGCCGATAGTGTTGTAGATCAATCTAGAACTAGAGCTAGTAGATCGTCTGATGTTACTAATTACGGTGGAGATACAAAGCTAGTTTTTAATGATGATGCAACACCACCTAATGAAGATGTTGAGGATAACTATAATACATCTACAGGGTTTTATGTAGTGCCTACAGATGGAACATATAATATTAATGTTTCATTAACTACTGATGATTGGCATATAACAGGAACACAAAATATAAATTTAAAAGTAAAACTAGCTGCAGGTAATAGTACTTTTTTTGGTTTTGGTCTTAATGAAAGAGATAATCAAACTGTTTCAATTCCTACTAACGGATCATTTACTAGTACATATACTTTAACAGCAGATTTAAAACAAGGAGAAAATGTAGCTATTTTTACTAAGTGGATTGCTAACCCATTTAGTAGTTTTCCTGAAAGTGTTAAATTTAAAGCAGGTACATTTTTTGATATACAAAGAAGCCCTAAACTAGCTGAAGGTGATTCTTTTCTTTTAAGTGAAATAATACCTGATAGTGTTAAATTAATAGATGTTATTAATGATTTTACAAGAATGTTTAATATTTACTATTGGACTGATGTAAAAACTAAAACTATATACTTTGAGCCTAGAAACTCATTTTTTAAACCTATAACAGAAGCTTTAGATTGGACTGATAAAATAGATTTTAATAAGAATTACGAAATAGACTATATTAATACATATAAAAGAAATGTAGAGTTTAAATATAAAGAGCTTAATAATGATGAATGGCTAAAAGGATGGCAAGACGTAAATAAAAGAACTTTTGCAAGGTATAACCATATTTTACCTGATAGATTTGCAGAAGGAACTAACACTATAGAACTAGGTTTATTTAGTGCTTCTTATGGTCATGCTGCTTATGAAATATCTACAACTAATAGTGCAGATACATCTCCTTCTACTTTAAAAATATGGAATAATTACCAAACTGAAGTACCAACAGAAAGAATTAACTCTTATAATCCTAAAATATTCTTTAATAGATACTTTACACAAGAAGATACTAATGGAGTTAATAGAAAAGCTGTAATATTTAATAACACTAGTACATTTATACCTTATGGTATTTTTCAAACATATAATAATGTAACTACTCCAATGAATTTAAGCTTTACTGGTGCAGATGGTTTATTTTCTACCTACTATGCTAATATGTTTAAAAATATAGAAGATGGTGGAAGGCTTACAGCTTATTTAAGATTAGATGATGTTGATATAAATAATTTAGATTTTAGAAATTTAGTTTATATATCTACTCCTTCAGAAATTACAGGTTATTATATAGTTGAAAAAGTACAAGATTATAAACCTTTAAGCGATGGAACAACAAAAGTAAATCTTTTTAAGTTTGAGGATTTAGGAAATGTTGCAATAGATGCTAGTCAAAAGGGTAATAATGGTAATGAAAATAATGAAAATAACACACCTTCAGAAAATACTGTCTATGTTGTAAATAATGGGCAGATAATAAATGTATGTGTACTTAATCAATCAAGTTGGTACAATTTTAATTTTGAAAGAGTAATATTATAGATATGGCTGAAAAGGTAATAGCAATAAAAATAGATGTACAAGGTACAGCAGACCAAAAAAAGAAAATAGTAGGTTTAGAATTAAACTTAAAAAAGTTAACAGATCAGCAGAAGAAACTTAAAAAACAAGTTAAAGATGGTGTTATAACTAATGAGCAATATGCTAAAAGTATAGCTAAGGTTAATTTAGGTTTAAAAGGTACTAGAAGACAGTTATTAGTTACTAGACAAGCCATGTTAGGTATTGATGGTTTTACTACTAGATTAGGAAAGTCTTTTAAAAAGTTTGGTACTTCTGTTAGTGGTGCTTTTGTTGGTTTATTTGCAGCTCAGAAACTCTTTCAAATAATGAGTGATGGAGTAAAAACTATTAAAGATTTTGAGCAACAAATGGCAACTGTAAAAGCTATTACAGGTGCTACTGGTGAAGAGTTTTTAAAATTAGAAAAGTCTGCAAAGGATTTAGGTTCTAGTACTCAATTTACAGCCTCACAAGTTGGAAAACTTCAAGAAGAGTTTGCTAAACTAGGTTTTAGTACTCAGGAAATTTTAGATGCTTCAGAAGCTACTTTAGATTTAGCAACTGCTACAGGATCAGATTTAGCACAAGCTGCAGAAGTTGCTGCTTCTACTCTTAATGGTTTTGGTTTAGAAGCTAAAGACACTAAAAAAGTAGTTGATTTAATGGCTGAAAGTTTTAGCTCCACACCTTTAGATATAAATAAATTTCAAGAATCAATGAAATTAGTAGCACCTACAGCTAAAGCAGTTGGTGAAAGTATTCAAGATACTACTGCTAAATTAGGTTTACTTGCTAAAAATGGTTTAAGTGGTAGTATAGCAGGTACTCAATTAAGTAGGGTTTTTATAGAGTTAAATAAAAAAGGAATAAGTTTAGATGAAGCAATGGAACGAGTATCTAGTTCTACAAATAAACTAGGAACAGCTACAGAGTTAGTAAAAGATAGAGGTGCAAAAGCCTTATTAATATTTGCAGATCAATCTAAGGAATTAAAAAAATTAACTAATAATTTTCAAGATTCAGCAGGTGCTGCTAAACAAATGGCTGCAGTAGTAGGAGATACTTTAGAAGGAGATTTAAAAAGGCTTTCTAGTGCTTTTGAGGGTTTAATTTTAGGTTCTGCAGGTACTGAGTTCTTTAGAGATTTAACACAAGGAGCTACGGAATTAATAAGTACATTATCAGACCTTACAACTAACACACATGAAGAAAGTGATGCTTTAGAAGATCAAAGAATTAAAACTAATTTATTAGTACAAAGAATATTAAGACTAAATGAAGGAAGTGAAGAAAGAGCAAAATTAGTAAATGAATTAAACGTATTAAATAAAGATTTTCTTAAAAACTTAGATCAAGAAAACCTAAGTAATGAAGTTTTAGCTAAAAGATTAAAAGAAGTTAATAAACAGTTAGTTAGTCAAATTTTAATAAAACGTGAAGATGAAAAACTAAGCGAAAAAGCAGAAGATCAAGCTGATGCAGAAATAGATAGATTAGAAGCAGAAGCAGATTTAGAAAAACAATTATTAACTATTAGAGAAAGTAAATTTAAGGGTATTAGTGAAGAGGTTGCAATAGGTAAAACACAACTAGAACAAGCTCAGGAATTACTAAAAGTTTTAGATGAACAATCTATAAGATCAAGAACACAAACAAGTTTTGGAGGTTCTGTAGAATCTACTAACTTACAAGCAGATGCTGCTGATAAACTTAGAGGTATTATTAACTCTTTATCTGTAGCTAACAGAGAAGTAAATGAGCAAAATGAAGAAGCCAATAGATTAGCAGAAAACAGAGAAAAGCTACTTAAAAAATTAGGTATTGAAGAAAATACTAATTTAGAAGGTAAAAAGAAAAATATATTAGTAAATACTAATTTAATAGAAAGTGAAAAAGAACTAATAACAGTAAAAGCAAAAAAACTAACAAAAGCAGAAAAGGAAGCAGAAAAAGAAGCTAAAAGATTAGAAGCTGAAAATAAAAGAAGGTTAAAAGCTGAAGAAAGATTTTTAGCAAAAGTTGATAAACTTAAAAAAAGTTCTTCTTTATTAGCTATTGAAGATGAAAAAAAATTACAATTAGAAAAGCTAAGATTACAAAAAGAAGGATTAGAAGCAGAAGCTAAATTAAAAATACAGGATAAAGGAAAGTTAGATAATACTCTTTTAAGCTTAACAAATAGTTTTAAACTTAAAGAAGAAGAAATAAATAGTAGTTTTGATAAAAAAGATAAAGAAAAATCAACAGAAAAAAAGCAAAAAAAGATTGATGATATAATAGAAGTAGGTCAATTTGCTTTAAATTCATCAAGTGTATTAATTGATTCAATAGCTAATATAGAATTACAAAAAGAAAAAGAAAAACTAGATAATAAATTAATAACTGAGAAAGAATTTGCTGTATTAAAATACAACATAGAAAAAAAGGCTTTTGAAAGACAGAAAAAAGTTGATATAATACAAGCTATAATGAATGGCGCACTAGGTGTTACAAAAGCTTTTGCCCAATCAGGTATATTAGGAGCTATAACAGGTGCTATAGTAGCTTCTTCAACTGCTGTACAAATAGCTTCAATAAGTAAACAAAAATACCCTGCAGCATCTTTTGCAGATGGTGGGTTTACTGGTGGTGGATCAGGAATAGCAGATGAAACAGGTTTTAAACAAGCTGGTATAGTTCATGAAGGTGAATACGTAGTACCTAAACACGTTCTAGGAACTTCTGAAGGTTCTAGTTTAGTTGGTGCTTTAGAAAACATGAGAACTAATCAACCAATGCCTAATTTAAATATAGGATATGCTAACGGTGGAATGGTATCAGGTGGAAATATAGACTTACAAGGTTTAGAAAACAGAATGAGTAAAGCAATAACTAATAGCCTTTCTAGTATTCAAGTTACCAATGTAGCAACAGAAACTACATCACAAGCTATTAAGGTTAACAATATAGAACAGGAAGCTAGTTTTGGATAAAAAAATACATTTAATATATGTTAGGTAGATTATTTGGAAGTATTAAAAACTTAGAATATTCAGATATTTTAAGCACTAAAGAAAAACAAAAACGGTTATATATTTGTGGTTCTTGTGTTTATTTTAGAAAGGATTTTAGATACTTGTTTTTTTTTAAAAAGAAAGGTATTTCACAATGTGGAATTTGTAAGTGTTCAATAAATGATAAGGTACTATTTCAAAATGAAAAATGCCCTAAGAACAAATGGTAATCAAATGTTTTTTGTTATATTTATAGCATGTTACAATTTGATGTAAACGAAAATTTAAAGAACTTAACAGAAGATGAGAAAGTAGAAATATTAAAAGCCTTTAATAAGGTATCTAATAAAATGTTTCCTGATTCTAAAAGTTTAAATTATTTATATAGTCTATTTACTAAAATAATAGATCCAACTTTTACAGGGAAATGTTCAAGATGCAAAAGAAGAATACTGTCTTATTGGCAACAGAGATTAAAGAATTGGAAGATGATTTAATTAATACGCTTTATTTAATTACTAAAGATTCTGTAGATGTTAACCATTCTTGTTTAAAGTTATTAGAATCAGGTTTAATTAATATAAATGAATTAAGAAACTTTTCAGTATTAAGAGATTATGACATAATGAATAGAAATCCTTTAGAAAGACAAATGAGTATTTATTACAATCTATCTGCTAAGTATGATCTATCTGTAAACCATATTAGAAAAATTATAAAAGATACAAGATATAAGAGTTAAATTTGTTTTGTGTGTGTGTTTTGTTTTGGGGGTAATGGTTTAAAAGCTGTTACCCTTTTTTTGTTTAAAAAATAAACACATAGATAAATTTGTAGTTGTTATTATTGTTTATATGAACTGGTATAATATAAATAATTCAATCAATAACGCTCTTTCTATTTCAATAGATGAAGAAATAGGTGCTTTTGGTGTTAATGCTAAAGACTTTATAGAAGAGGTTAAAAGTTCAAAATCTAAAGAAATAAACTTAACTATTAATAGTGGTGGTGGTTCTATATTTGAAGCATTTGCTATTTACGATTTTCTAAAAACTTCTAATATAAAAGTTAATGTAGAAATAATTGGTATTGCTGCTAGTGCTGCATCTGTATTAGCTTATTCAGGTGATGGATTACCTACAATGACTGAAAATAGTGTTATCATGATTCATAACTCATGGATTCCTATAATATCTATGGAAGGCATGAACTCAGACGAAATAAGAAAATATAGAGAAGAACTAGCTAAACAGGCTGATCTAATGGATTCTATTAATTTAAAGATTGCAAAGATTTATACTAATGCAACTGGTTTAGGTTTAGAAGAAGTTCAGGATATGATGGATAATGAAACATGGATATTCTCAGAAGAAGCAAGTGAGAAAGGTTTTGTTAGTTCAGTAAAAGAGGGTATGAAGGTAGCAGCATTTACATCTACTGAAAAACTAAAAGAATTGGGATATAGAAATATTCCTAAAGATTATGTAAATCAATTAAATAAATCAAATATGTCTGAAAAGAAAGATTCAATATTGGATCAAATCAAGGCTTTATTAGGTGGAGAAGCAAAAGCAGAAGCACCTGTAGAAGTTAAGAAAGAAGAAGCTATTGATATTGAAGCTTTAAAAGCTGAAATCAAGGCAAGTATTGAAGCAGAAGCTTCAGTAGAATTAAAAGAAGCAAATGCAAAGCTAGTAGAACTAGAAGAAGCAAATGCTAAAAAAGATGCTGAAGTTAAAGCAAGTGCTGAAAACTTAGAAGCAACTAAAAAAGAACTTGAAAAAGTATCTGCAAATAGGGAAGTAATTCCAGCTAAAGAAGATGTTTTAGAAAGTAAAAAAGAATTAATTAAAGATGAATTAGGAGAAGCTATTTTAGCAACTTTTGAAATGTCAGGATTAAGAAATAAAAAGTAAATTAAAAATCTAAATTAAAAAAAATGGCAAATTTTATTACAAAATCACTTAGTACTACTTACCAAGGTTCAGATGTACAAGGATTATTTTTTGAGCCTTCAGAAGGTTCTGATGACTTAAAAGGAATAAGAGTTATTCCAAATGTAAAGGTAAAAACTAATATGTATTTATCTTCTCCACTTACTAAAATAGTAAGAGCTTATTCTAGTTGTGGTTTTTCTGCTACTGGTGGTATTGTTAATGTTTCAGATAGAACTTTAGAAGTATCTAAATTGAAAGTAAACTTAGAGCAATGTGGAGATACTTTCTATGGTACTGTATTTGAAGAAGCTTATGGTTCAGGAACTGCAATAGATGATTTATTACCTACTGTAGTTGGTGAGATTGCTAGAAAGTCAGTTGGTGAAGCTATTGCTGATGATAATGGTCGTATTGCATGGTTCGCTGCATCTACTGCCGCAAGTGCTGATTATGCACAGTTTAATGGATTCGTTCAAAACTTTGTAGATGATTCTGCAGAGTTAGGAAAGTACATTGAAATGAGTACTATTGCAAGTGTTGAAGATACTAATGGAGATCTAGTAGCTGATGGAGCTTATGAGCTTTTAAAGTCAGTTTATGAAAACCAAACTAAAGTATTAAGACAAGTTCCAAATAACAAGAAATCTATTAAAGTTACTTGTACTATTGAGGATAACTTAACTACTACTTATGAGCAGTTAGGAACAGGAAATGCTTTAGGTTTATCAAGATTGATTGATGGACAAGGTAATTCTCAATTAACTTTTAGAGGTATTCCAATAATTACTATTACTGGATGGGACACTCAATTAGCAGATGCTACTAATCCTAATGGTAACATTGGAAAAAATATGTTAGTTTATACTGCAGATGAAAACCTAGTAATTGGTTCTGATGTTAATGATCCTGAAGCTCAATTGAAATTTAGATCAAATGATGATGATGATGAATTGTTAAAAATCATTGCTAAGTATAAAATGGGTGTACAGTTTGTTTTCGGTGAACTAATCTCTTTCTACTGGTAGAATATAAAAGCCCTCACTAATATGTGAGGGTATTTTTTAACTTATAATAAATAAAAAAATGGCAGAAATTACAACAGACGTTTTAATCAGTTGTGCTGATGAGAACAGAAGAGGAGGTATAAAAGCAGTTTATGTTATCAATAAAGATGATATAGTTTCTTTTACACCTAATGCAACAAATCAATCCTACACAGCAGTAACATTATCAACTACTAATGATGTATTTTACGAAATTGAAGGAGAATTAGAAACTAAGGTTTATAGTTCAGAAGGTTCTAGAGAAAATGGATCTATTTCTTATGAAACATCTTTAGAAGTTTTTACTCCAAAAATGGAAAAAGTAAAAGCTTTTGGAATCAATGAGTATGTTGAATCATGTGGGCTAGTAATTATTTTTGAAACTTACAACAAAGCAACTAATGAAAATATAGCTTTTGTTTTAGGATATGATGAAATAATGGGTACAGATGCTTCAGTAAATGCAGTTACTAATGAAGTATTAGAAGGTGAGTTACAAGGGCAAAATGGTTATACTGTTACTTTTGCAGGTAAACAAGCTCAATTACTTAGAGAATTTGTAGGAAGTATTACTGTTAACGGTGGTGCTACTAAGAGTTTTGGTGCATAATCAAAACTTTAATTAATAATAATAAGAAAGGATGGTTTAAAAAGCTATCCTTTTTTTTTGTTATTTAGAATGATTATAAATAGTGATTTTTTTTTAGTATATTAGGCATATGAAAAAGTTTATAATAAAAGCTGAGTTTCTAGGTAAAAAAGTAATGGGTTCTGTTGGTGTTATATCTTTAACAGAAAAAACTACACAGAAAGATTTAAGTAAGCTATATAAAGCAGGTTTTGGTAATATTGTTGAAATAGTAGAAAAGGATGCAGAAAAAGAAGACTAAAGGAATTAATAATATAGTTAAAAAAAATAGTATTAAAGCCAGTACTGTAAAAGATCCAATAACTACTCCAATAATTAAAAAGGAGAAGAAAATAAATAAGGATATTGAGCAGAAGTATGTACCATTTTTTCAAGATTCTAGTAATATTTATCCAAATGATTTAGCTAAACGTGCTAGGAGATCAAGTACACATAGTTCTATTATTAATCAAAAAATAACTTTTACTATTGGTAAATGTTTTTTATATTCTAAAGATGGTGAAGATGTAGATTTTAAAGATTTACCTTCAGACTTTCAAGATTGGTTAAATGAAGTTAACCCTGAAAATGATAATATATATACTTTATTTAAGCAGTTAGTACAAAACTATGTTATAACTGGTCAATGCTATCCACACGTTAAAAAGGCAGGTAATTATACTGCTATATTTAGTGAAGATGCTACGACAGTTAGAAAAGGAAAAGATAAAAAACGTGCTTACATTTCTAATTTTTGGAGAGATATTTTGCTTAACTACGCTCCAATTAGTGACTATCCAATAAATAGCAGTCTTACATTTTGGGATGGTACACCAAAGAATGAGTATTTAGTTCATGTAATGCGTAAATACCCTGAGTTTAGTTACTATGGTTTACCTGATTATGTTGGTGCTTTAGATTGGATTGATATTGAATATAGAATATCTAAATACAACATAGATAAATTTGATAATGGTTTTTTTCCTAGTGTATTAATGCAGATGTTTGGTGAAGTTCCTGATGGAATGAATGCACAAGCTTATGTACAGGAAATTAAAAAAAGATACACAGGAGAAGGGAATAATGATAAGTTTTTAGTTGAGCTTTTAGATAGTCCTGAACAAGCTGCAAAGGTAATAGAGTTTGAAAGAGAAAGAGATGGAGAGTTTCAAATGCTTAGTGAATTAGCAGTTAGAAATATTATAACAGCACATAGAATTACACCAGCTTTAGCAGGTTTAGAAACTTCAGGAAAACTAGGAAGCAATGAACAAATAAAACTAG